TCAGTAACGGTAAGCCGTGGAGTACCAGAAGCTGAAAAAACTTGAATCTGACGGATACGAGCAGGCCCTACAGCTGCAGAGCCCGTCCCGGTCAGACGTTTTGATCTTACGTCTGAGTTAGCCATGGAAATCTCCCGTTATGATGCGTCAGAAGTGCTAGAAATTCCAAGAAACTTCAAAACAATGACTGTGTCGCCGCCGGGATCACCCGAAACGACAAGCTCAACCTCGTCCGCTGTACCAGTAGCCGCAGTGGTTGTTCCACCGGACATGCCAAGGACACCGTTACATGGGAAAAACCCCTTGAAACCAGTTGAATTTAGAGCGGCAGAAATACCATCAACAAAACCGTCAGTATCAGCATCTGTGCCGATATCATTAAGCGTGACAGAGTTTGCGGCTGCTGTAGTAACGGCAATTGTGACGCCCATAGGGATGAAGTTATCTGGAATGCCAATCGCAGACTCTTTGCCCGTGGTGGCACCATCAGCTACCGTGATCGTCGTTTCGTAAGTAGAAAGCGTCATGGTGCTGGTTACAGCGCCGGTAGTAGAGTTTTTAGTGATATCTGAAAAACCGTTCTCAGAACGGACGGGACCGCTGAAGGTAGAATTAGCCATGTGGTTCTCCTGTCGTGGCTAGTGTCAGCCTCGGGATGAGACTGTCAGGAAAAATTTATACTAACATAAATGTTCTACGTGGAACAAAAAAAGCCGCCCGAAGGCGGCTCTGTTTTTAGGCACCCGGGGTGCCAAAGACACAACGCCAATCAGAGACTCCGAAACTGTAACGCTCACGCGCTTTAAAGCGCATGTTGCCAGTGTCAAAGTCGCCTTCCATAGCAGTCTTGATGGGGCTTCTGTTAAACATCTTAAAACCGTTGGGAGCATCTGTCTTCAAGAAGAAAGCGTCCGTATCGGTCAAATAATGATTAACTACCGCACCGTCTGGGATCATACCCATAGACTTGTTTGCGTTGAGGTCGTTGTCAGCCGTACCCGGTCGAAGATTGGAGTTCAATACTCTCTCTGCAATAAATTGCAGCTCCTTCGGGATAATCAGCTTCATACCACGTACTGCAATCTTCAAACCACGCTCATCCGTAAAACCAGCAATATCAATCAGCATTTGCTCAAGCGAAGTTTCGTTGAGGTCCGCTGCAGTAGAAAGCAGGTTTCGTTGGTTCCCTGAAAGGGACGGGTGAGCCGCAGAGCAAAGAGCCGCACCATCTCCAACAGGAGAACCGGTGCTGAAGGCATTGTTCAGAATAGACGCAGCCTTAATTTGCTTGGTTTGAGACATGGATCGTGCCAAAGCACGGGTGTAACGAGAAGCAAGGCGATCATAAAGGTTGTCTTCTATAGCCTCTTCGGTAATAGAAAACGCCAGTGCAATTGTCTCGTGCGTATAACGTGCAGTAAATGTTTCCTGCGCGTCATCAAACGAAATAGCACCACCTTCTGACTTAACCGGTGCAGTACCGAAGCCAGATAGCATTACTTCTTCTTCAAAGGCACGATCTGAAGTCTCTTCTTCAAAGATTTCAGCGTGTTCCTGCTCATAGCGATCATACTCAAGTCCGAAAAGAGCGTTAAGCCCGGGCTCAAGTTCCTTCGCCAACTGTGCGCGAGAAATAGCCATTACTTAATCCCCCTTAAATGCCGGTTGAGTCGGCAGTGGTTTGCGAAGCAAAACCACGAGTGCCAGCGTTGAAATGAGCGTTCAATCGAACAAGCAGGTGTGCCCCTACTGAAGCGTAATCTTGATTAGCTTCATCATCAACCAAGCCTACGATACGCAACGGTAACGTGGCAGTAACAGCAATACTGCTTACGGAAAGCTGAGAGTTTGACTTACCTGTATCGGTAGAACCGGTACGGGCAGAAGTTCCCAGGCTTGCGTTAGCAAAAACAGCCGTTAATGCAGTAGCTCGGTCAGTAAGAGACGCATCCGCCGCTACGACGAACAGTTGATCAGGGTTGTCAGCCACAAGCGCCTTTACAGGAAAGTTAGTATCCACAGATACGCTTCCTGATCCGGGCCAGTAGTTAAGAAACACAGGTTTCTTTTGTGTGGCATCTTGATATTCAACCCCTACCAGAACGCCAAGGGCTTGCGTAGTGCCGCCACTTGTAGCTCCAGCTTGGTCTATGACGCCTGCGGCAGTGGGAACACAAATGCTTCCATTAAAAATAGCATTAGTGTTGTTACTAGCAATTTCATACTGAGTAACTCCGGTGCTATTAACACCGCTTCCTACCAGACCTACAGGACGAAGACCAAAGGCAGTTTCTTGATTTGCCATAGTTTAGTTCTCCATTCTGTGCGGCCCTATTTTTTGGGGCCGCCAAAAGTTACACGACTCTGGCGTTCGGGTTTACCGATTGCCATCGTTGGATGAGCGTTTTCTCGCAACATATCACTTTCGACAGCTTCCATTTGATCCGCGTTTCGTTGAGCAAAATACTCAGCGCGTTCCTCCACAGTCTCAAGCGGTATACGTGCAAGCATTAATCCACCAATGCCAAACACACCCTCATATTTACCTGATTCAATTACCGGAGATTCAAAATCTGGATATTCGTCTTGCCGAACAAGCTCGTAGCCTTCTCGCAATCTTGCCGAAATGTTTTTGGTGTCATCAAAACCCCTCACTTCGGCGCGTATCCAACGATGTTTGTAACCCTCTGGTGCAGGCGGTGCATCTAGCACGGATGGGGGAGCCCAAGGTTTACGCCGTCCCTGTTTCTCCCTTGTCGCTGCTTCACGGGAAGAACGCTTGGTGCCCTCAAAACTTCTTTTCTCTTCAGACATTCCAATCACTCCTTCACGTATTTCGCGTATTCTTCAAGCGGCACTCCCAATTTCCTAGCAATTGCTACTTGGGTCTGGGAGAGTCTGACCCTTTTACTGTTGCGCCCAGTTTTAGTGGAGCGTGAAACACCGGCAACGTTCTGAGCGGGTTTGCGGCCAGTGACTTGCTCTTCTCCAAATTTATGCGGAAACTCCCGCTTAATTCTAGAGTCCAATTCATTGTAGTAGTCATCCCCTTGCGGGTCAAACCCTTCTTCTTCTATTAACTTTTTGTGAATTCCGAAAGCGGCAAAGGTCATAGCTTCATCTTGACCAAACCAAGTGTTTTTTTCCGCCCATTGCTCTGCTTTAGGGTCTGGTCGTTGTTGCTGTGGTTGTGCTTGTGCTTGTGCTTGTGCTTGCGGTTGTGCTTGGGGTTGAGGAACAGCTTGTGCTTCTGGCTGTGGCTGGGCTCGTCTTTGCGCTTGAGCATAGTTGTTAGACGCAATCGTCACATCGGTCAAAGCTTTTTGAGCCGCCACCGTGCCTTCTGCATCTCCTAATTCTACGGCTCTTTTAAGCGCAGCTTCGGCTTGTTCTCTTTGTAAATCAAGACGTTGGCCGTGTTCTGCCATAAATCCTTGATCTAAGTTTTGCATTCTTTGACGAATCTGCTCTGCTTCAGCCTGCACTTTTTGTGCATAACTAATCGATTCATCACGCTCTCGCTCGGCCTCCCGCATTTTTTTGGTAAGGCGGTTTATGCGTTTTTTGACAGATTCGCTGTACTGCTCTATTTCAGCATCGTCTGAGGGTTGGCTTGCCTCCGGTTCCGGCTCTTCTATTTCTAAAGAAGGTTGTAGAGGCGTTTCTTCCTCTTCCTGGGGCTGTTCTAACTCTACTTCCGTTTCTTCAGCATCCCCTACATCTAATTCAAATTGAGTATCTTCCGCAGCATTAGCCATGCTGTATTCCTCCCTTACAGACTAAGAATATCTTCTGGATCATCAATAGTGGCCAGTACTTCATCGTCATTCAAAATACGGCACTCACCACCTTCTATGCGGAATCTAGACCCCGCATATCTAGCAAAAACCACCCATTGCTTTTCCTCGCACCATGGGCCGTCTGGAAACTTTTCTGAATCTTTGTAACACAAGGGGCCTTGCTTCACGACATAACCAACAACCGTCTGTATCTGAGTATCATCCAAAACCTTATTAGGAATATAAATGCCACCTTCGGTTGTTTCTTTGCCGCGATACGGGAGAATCAACATGCGCCAGCCTGTAGGCTGCGGCATACGGTCTAAAAGGTTTTTGTCCACGGCCTCGGGATCAAGGACTTTGGGGGTGGGGGCTTTGTAAAGAGATTTTACGCCCTCTGCGGCGGTTTCTAAATCCAATTCTTCTGCTGCATCAGTCATCTAATTGCTCCTGTTTTTCTAGCAGGCCCGTGAGTTCCTGTAGTACAAAATTCAATGCCGATATTTCACCCATTAAATTTTGATACTGCTCCATTGATTTAACACCGTTGTTTTCTAGCAACTCTAAAACTTGTAACCGGCGTTCTTTAATCGTTTTTTGAATGAATTGCGCTAACTGTAACGAATCCACATGCGCTCCGTCTTATACAATCGTATCTATATACCATGCAGGTATAAAAACAACAAGTCAATATGTCCAAACCACAGGGGTTGATTCTCGGATATCTACATGAACAAAGCTCTTAGCCACACCAATGCCGCCAAAACCCAAGGTCAAAGCTTTTTCGATAATGGTTCTCCGTTGAACCCCATCTACAACGCGCACATCCGCAGCAATACCTTCTGAATGCTTTCCAGGAGAGGATTTAGCCGCTTCAATGCTATGTTTTGGTGAACGATATCCGGACGTGATTGTAAAAGGAAAGCCGCACAATTCTCTTAGTTCGTCCAAACGGTGAATAAACTCCGGGACAATCTCGTTTTCACCCGTTTCCTGACAAACAAACTCTTCTTCTGAAAAGTATCTATATGTCACTCTTTTTTGCCTAAAAATAAACCAAAGGCCCCCGTAAGCGCCCCTGTCATGACCGAAACTAGGGCAGCCTGTTCAGGGTTAGGGTCCGGAAGACTCATAAACCACTCTACTGTCCTATATGTCATGGCAATCATGGCAAACATTAGTAACCGTGGGATGATGCGCCATGCGTTAAGCTGCTCGGGTGTCATTTTCCACCTTTCAATTTCATCAACTTGTCAGCGCCTCGTATTCCGAAGCTCGCAGATACTGCCAAGAATAGTAAGTATTGATACCAATCAGGCAGAGTATCCAGAGCAGAAAAACTGTCAGAAACGCGCTGAAGAATAGCGGGGTCATCAGCAATAACGCTGTAACCCAGACAGAAGAGAGGCACCGCCAAACAAATTGTCCAAAATTCGTCTTTCCAGCTACTGGCAGACGCCGCCGCCATCTTGCTTTCCCAGTCGGCATCATTCTGTATTACCTGTAGCTTTGCTTGGTGCTTGGCTTGCGCTTGCTCATGTCTGTTGTTAAGAAAGCCGCCAACCAAATTAGTTACTGGGCCAATCAGTGCTTGTAGCATCAGAACCCCTTTTTATGCGTTAGTGAATCGTGAGCCTCGCAAAGCTGCTCCCATACCGCGCTTTTTGCCGGTGGTTACCTTGGCAAACATGGTGTCCGGAGTCTTTTCTTCTACCGCTTGAGCATAAGGAATAGAACCTTGGCCATCAATAACCGCCTTGTTTACAGGCTTGGGGGGATCTTTAGGTGGGGCACCGTTAACTTTAACTTTCATATCAATTACCTCGTTTCATCAATTCACGTTGCAATGCCGCGTCAATGCGGGCCTGCGTCTGTCGTTCCTGACTAGCCAGACGTTGCTGGAACTCTGTCTGCTTGTTAGCCATTCGTTGCTGATCAAGCTGCAATTCGGCCTGATCCATTTGAGCATCTCGCTGATCCTTCTGCGCCTCCAACTGTAGCTCTTGTTGCTTCAGCTGAATCAACGGATCTCCTTGGTTTTGACCCGTAATCTGAGCAGTAAGCTGCTTCAACTTGGCAAACTCTTGCGCATTCATCTGTGCAATCATAGATTCCAGCTGTAGCTCCATGTCCGGAGTCAACGGCTGCCCACCTGTTTGCTGCAGCATCTGTGCAGTAGCCATCTCCTGACACTTCAGCTTCACATGCTCAATAATGTGCTTCTGTAGCGCAATGGCGGCCTGCGGCAAGGCTTGTATAGTCGGCGAAGTAATAAATATCAAGTGCGCTTGTATATGCGCATCGTGATCTTGACCTTCAAAAGCTTTCAACTGAACTCCGTCCAAGGCATCCATGTTTTCCTGCGCAGGGTCCTTCGGTATTGGATCGTCTGAGGACGGCGCTATCAGTATTTTATCTACGTCATTAACGCCCAAAGCCTCATACATACGCCGATAGGCTTCGTGCATATCGTGCATCTCAGGCGCTTGCATGGCCATCTGCAACTGAGACTGCGCCAGAGAAATACGCTGTGCCTGTGAAAAGGAGTTGGGATTTGATACCGGAACCACGTCTACCCGGTCATCAAAATCTTCACGCATGATAGAACGGTCACCGCCCGCTACCGCATAAGGATATTCTTGTGGCAGATACTCAGACATGACCCGGGCCAGAGCCTTGAACTCTTGCCTCATGCCATAGTGCAGTCGCTTGTGTACAGCACTCATGACCCGTGAGCCTTGCTCCAAGAGAGCTACTGTAGTGCCCACAGCGGCCTGTTGGTTGCCATCCCCTACCTTCATGTCGGTTATGGTCGCAAAACGCCTACCAGCGTCTACCACGAAGCCCAGCAGCTGAAACAAGGTTGTATCTGGCCCTTTAAATGGCAACGGCATCAAAGAATCACGGATAGCGCCCCCTGGGGCATCTACATCACGGAACTCCCCGGGCTGTAACGGCTCTTCATCGTCCCTGACCCGTAGGCCACGGGCCTTGAAGCCTGCCGGTAGATTGGACAGCGTACCCGCATCAATCAACTGACGCAGTGCTGCGGTGGCCGTGCGAGACAAACCACCAATCGTGTGAATCAAACCAAGGCCATAAAACCCAAACCCCGGCAAAAACTTGTAATGAACAAAGTAAGGTATTTTTTTCCTTCGTTCATCATCTTCGCGAAAGTTGCGGCGAACAGACAATACTTGGCCGTTATCTTCGCTTATTGTGACGATATACGGTATTTTTATACCTGTAGGCTCGCCATCTTCCCCCATGTCTTCAAAGCCTTCCAAGTCCAGATTGACATGGCACTCCAGCAAAGTGCAGTCATAATCTAGATTTCCGGGCTCCATACCTTCTAATTTACTCATCTCGTCAACAACTTCACTGCTGTTGCCTTGAGACGGAATTACCGGTATATCTCTATAAAACCCCATGACCTGACGAATGCGCAGATCATTCAAAGTCATTTTTACAACCTGCGTGATGTTTTCACACGAGTCCAAATCGCTGGCACCATACGGCACCACGATGTCCTCTGCAGGTACAAACTTACTGACGGCGCGATCCATCGCCTCGTCGTAATATACTTTCTTGAACGTAGACCCCGCCAAAGGCAGATAAAACAACATCTGGTCAAACTCTGGCGTGTACTCCTCCATCACATTTGTGATGTAATAGTTCATAAACTCTTTGACACGAAACGCTTGGGATTCATTGTCCCGGGTCTTTTCGCCTACAATCTGTGTCCTGACCGGACCCGAAGGCGGCAAAAGCTCGTTAAACGCCTGCGCCTGAAACTGCGTGGCAGCCTCCGCCAAAAGCGGATGTGTTACACCGGTAGCGCCCCGGAAAGGCATCGTTCGCTCTTCATAGGTGTAGCCCAGAAGCTCAAGGCCCTTGGAATAAGCATCCTCCCACTCAGAACGAGAAGATTTGTTCGATTCAAAATCAGACAAAAGATTAGAAGACAAAGACGCTAGTTCTTGGTCACTCAACTCCTCGGCAAGGTTACGGTAAAAATCGCCGTCATCTATCCCCATCATCTCTTGAGGGTCTAGATCAATCACTACGCCACCGTCTTCCTGGGGCTCAATCTCTATACCGTCAGGCAGTACTTCATTGACTTTGCCAACAAAAGTGCCGGGGGCCGCGACCTCTATGTCTAGCTCAATCTCTTCTTCTACAAAGTCTGGACCCGCCGTGTTGTCCATCAACGAAGATAATTGCGCTATGTCATCACCATTAGCCATTAGGCTCT